ATACTGATAATCTAAAAAATGGGGAATTGGGTGGAAGCAAAAGTAAAAGAAGTTTACTTGCTAAGTTGTTAACGCCTCTTGCGCCAACTGATTGAAATGGATTATATAAATCTGTAGAAGAATGAAAACCATCTGGTGGTAAAAGTGAAGGTATAGTTAATTCACTACACTCTTGTCCTCTATCTAAAAAGTGTTCTCTGTGTTGTTTTAATGTTTCATATCGCTCTTTAGCGCTTTGTTGTAACATATTGTTATATTGCATTAATTAACTTATATTTAAACCAGATGTAGTAGGAATGTTTAAACCAGAAGACGTTTGTAAAGCAGATGTTCCTCTTTTCTTTTTCTTCTTAGTTTGCATTTCTTTGTCTATATCTACTGCTGTTTCTACTTTAGGAGCTTTATCCTCTTCAATAGGAGCTGCCGGCGGTGGAGCAGGAGTAGGTGCAGGTGTTTTAGGTGTTGACATACACATAATTATTTTTCTGTCCTCTCTTTTAACATGTTAATAAACTTAACAACATCACGTTGACCTGCTTCAAAGTATATTTTATTAGTATTATCTGTTAAAACAGGAGACTTTTCAGGATAAACTTTGTTTAAAAGCTTAACTAACTCATCTACTGTTGCAGGTAAAACTAAATCTTCTTGGTCAATCATATTGTTTTCTTCTAAAAAGGGCACTTTAGTCCCACAAGCTTCCTGTTATAGTTCCTTTGTTGTATTCTGTAGCTCTGTTCTCAAAGAAATTAGCATGTTCTACACCATTTAACACCCAGTCTAACCAACCTAATGGGTTATCTTTTACACCATAATTAGGTTTTAAAGACAATTGTAATAGTCTTCTGTCAGCAATGTATCTAATATATTGTTTAACTTCTTCTGCTTTTAATCCTCTAATACCACCCATAGAAAATGCTAAATCAATAAACTTATCTTCTAAGTCTACCATATCTCTACATGTTTGATAGATACTTGCTTTAAATTTTTCTGTCCAAATATTTGGGTTTTCTTTTATTAATTGATGAAACAACTTAATCATGCTTTCAACATGGTGTGTCTCATCTCTGATAGACCAAGTTACAATCTGACACATTCCCTTCATACGTCCATATCTTTGGAAGTTAAGAAGCATAACAAATGATGCAAACAACTGTAACCCTTCACCAAATGCAGAGAAACAAGCTATCTCTCTAGCCATACCCTCTAGTCCTTTACCTTTAGATGTAAACAAATATTCGTGTTTATTAGCCATCTCTTTGTATTCTTGAAATGCTTTATATTCTTTATCAGGTAAACCAATAGTATCATTTAATAATGAATAACTATGTGCATGATTAGCTTCACTGGTTGCTATAGAAGACAACATCATTCTAACTTCTGGTGCTTTAAATTTAGGTATATACTTATCTAAATAAGCTTGTGCTATATCAACATCCCCTTGAGTAAAAAACTTTAATATTTGTCCTATAAGATTTTTTTCTTCTGGTGTTAATCTTTCATTCCAGTCTCTCACATCCTCGTGTAATGGTACTTCGCTTGGAAGCCAATGCATTTTTTGTTGCATGTCGTAAGCTTCAAAAGCCCATCCATAATCAAATGGCTTGTAGTAAGTTCGTTTGTCAAATAAACTCATATCTTTTTTTCTAACTCCTTAATGTAATCTTCTTCTTCTTTTGGTAACTCTTCTTTAGTTTTATCTTTACCAAATATACTATCCCAATTTTCTTTAAACTTTTTAGATGGAATATGTTTTCCGTCTCTTATTTTATAACTATTAAAACCCATGATATAATTCTACTCCTTCTATAATAATTATGATTAATAACTCTATGGCTAAGATAGTATGATATACTGTCCATAGCACAGATTGTTTTGCTTTCTTTTTTTGTTTTTTCTTTTTTAATGGTTTATAATTAACACCATCAAATAAACTACTGTCTGTCATTTTATTTTCCTATATGCAATCACATATTGTGTTGGCTACTGCTAAAATAAATACATATCCCATGTAGCCACACAACAATCCAATTAATAATTTTTCAAACCAACCCATTATCCCTCACATGCTAAACAATCAGCTTCAGGTATAATTGTTCGTTCTACTTTTTTTGATACTAATTCAGCACGTTTGATAGCTTCTGAACGACAATAATACAAAGTCTTTAACTTTTTCTTCCAAGCCAACATATGCATGTCATGTAATTCTTTAATGTTTACATCAGCAGGTACAAATACATTTACTGATTGTCCTTGACAAATATGTTTTTGTCTGTCTGCCGCATGCTCAACTATCCATTGTTGATTTATTTCTATTGCTGTTTTAAATATATCTTTTTCATTATCAGAAAGAGCATCTAAATGTAATACTGAACCTCTGTTTGCTAAAATAGAAGTCCATGTTTCTTCATTGTTAATACCTTTTTTATCTAATAATTTTTCTAAGTATTTATTTTTAACTAGAAAAGAACCTGACATTGTTTTTTGTACATATGCATTTGCTCTGTATGGCTCTATAGATGGTGATGTTGTACCACAAATAATAGAACTAGAAGCATTAGGTGCTATTGCTAACAGGTGTGCATTACGCATACCAGTTCCTTCCATGTCTGGAGCTTCACCTCTTTTTACTGCTAGTCTTTTACTTTCTTCTACAGCTTGTTCTTTAATTGTTTTAAATATTTTCATGTTTAATGATTTAGCAAGTGCACCTTCAAAAGGTATTCCTCTTGATTGTAAATAAGCGTGAAAACCCATAGCACCTAAGCCTAAACTTCTTTCACTGTTTGCACTAAACTTAGCTCTAAACAATTCATCAGGTGCTTTGTCAATAAAATATTGTAGTACATTATCTAAGAACCTAACTAAGTCAGGTATAAATAAACTATTGTTCTTCCACTCATCATACTTTTCTAAATTAACAGAAGACAAACAACAAACAGCTGTTCTGTTTTCATCAGTAGCTAGTGTTATTTCTGTACATAAATTAGAATGATTAACTTTTAATCCTAATTTCTTTTGTGTTTCAGGTAATGCATCATTTACTGTATCAATAAATGAAACATAAGGCTCACCAGTGGCAACTCTTGTTTCTAATATTTTTAACCACAAATCTCTAGCTGATACTGTACGTACTACAGCTTTTGTATGAGGGTCAATTAAATTCCAACTGTCATCATACGTAGGTTCTTTAATACAATTATCTATTAACTGCATAAAGTCATCAGAAATATTTACACCATGATGTAGGTTAAGACATTTTCTATGTACATCACCACCACTAGGTTTTCTCATTTCTAAAAATTCTATTATCTCTGGATGTGATATATCCATGTATGCCGCATAACTTCCACGTCTTGTTTTACCTTGAGAGAACGCAAGTATCTCACTGTCAACTACGTGTAAAAAAGGTATTGAACCTGAAGACTGTGAACCACCAGAAGTTTGTGTTCCATCACTTCTTACATGTCCCCAATAACCACCGATACCACCACCAACAGAAGCAAGCCAAGCGTTTTCTGTATAGTGTCCTGTTAATCCTTCTCTACTATCACCTACGTAATTTAAGAAACATGAAATAGGCATACCTCTTTTACTACCGGCGTTAGACAAAACAGGCGTAGAATACATAAACCAAAGTTTAGATGCATAATCATATATACGCTGTGCCATCTCATCATTATCAGAAAAAGCTTTTGCTGCTCTCATAAATCCTTCTTGCGGTGATGTTTCTTCTGGTAATAAATATCTATCTTTTAATGTTGTCTTACCAAAATCAGTAAGTAAGTTATCTCTTTCGTAATCTATCATTCTTTTGTTTCCGTTACTCTTGGTTGTCCTTCTTTTTCTATAATAAAATCAATGTATTGTTTAGCTTTCTTTAAATCTTCAATACCATGTCCCTTGTATCTCCACCTAGAAATATACTTTACAACGTTGCCCTCGCAATACGTGAGGTTATTTTGTATAATATAATCTATAGGTTCTATACCACCTTTATTATAGTGTAACGGTTTTTTTATATTGTCCATAATTTTACTTCTCCTGTTTTCTTATTGTAATCACCATGTCTTAGTATACGTGCAACTCTAGCTTGTTGTAAAGCTTCAGCCTCTGTATATCCTTTATCTACGTAAATCTTTTTGACTATCTTCCATAGGTCTAAAAGGGGAACGTTAGTATATTTCTTAATCAGCTTCTCAGCAGTTTTAATTCCGACACCTTCTATGCCATCATATCCGTCAACTTTATCACCTGTCAAAGTCTGTATCATAAACCAATAGTCAGCCATTCGCTGCGGTATGTGTTCTACGGTCACTGCATCTTGTGATAGTTTACAAGGTACTGTTCGTAAGTCTTTATCTATACTAACAACAATACGCTCTTCATCTACAGGCTCTGTAGCCATAATACCCATAACATCATCTGCTTCTAAGTTCTTCCATACAACTCCGTTATGTTTTTCTAATACATATTCTCTCAAAGCTTTTAATGTAATTGGTTTACGTTTATCTTTTCTATTGTTTTTGTATGAAGGCAATACATCTTTTCTAAAATTACTGCTGTCTGTTAAAGCAATAACATAGTCATCAGCTTGTAAGCTTGCACCTAAGTCATCTATAACTGCATCTACATCAGCTTTACATAAAGTTTCATCACAGTGTAGTGTCCATAAACCGTCACCCCAGTCTGTTTCTACTTCATTATTAAGTGCTATCTTATATAATAAAATATCACCATCAATTAAAAGTACTCTTTTTAGTTTCATGTTTCTCCTATATATCAAATGTTAATAAATCTTCTTTTGGAATTATGTGTCCTTTACTTGTCCAGTTATCGCCACCCTTCTTAATAGGGTACTTAACCATAAGTTTTTTAAGATGTGCTGTTGGTATTAAAACCCAAACTTGGTCAGTCCTGTCTTGTGTCCATAAACAAATAGCATAGTTTCTTGATTGTGTTGTGTTAATACCAGAAGGTTTACCTCTACTTTCTGTTTCAATATAAACGTTACCTGTTTTCTGACACAGCCTATCAGTTTTACATTCTATCTTACCTTCTACTGCTTCTTGAAATTCATTTTCGTATTGTTGTCCAAACTTTAAATCTTTATCAAAGTGAGGTTGTGCTTTAGTGTGTTTCACTCCAGTTATCTCCTATCTTGTATTCACCAGTTAGCGGAAGTCTTAAATCAAAATACTTACCAGTGTCTTCTATTGCTTTTACGGCTAATTGCCCAACTTGCTCAGCATCTTTTTCAAGACACTCTACTTGTATTTCATCATGTACCCACACTACTTGATGTGCTTCAGGTATTTTCTTAATTACTTTATCAAACTCTACTAACCATTGTTTACACACTAAGGCTCCGGACGATTGAAGCAAAGTATTTAATGCAGCATGACTTGAACGTACTTTAACACGTCTCTTATCAAGACCTACTAAGTAACCACGTTCAGCTGCTTGCTGTACATTTTCAATTAGTTTGTTTAATGCAGGTAAGTTATTTAAGAAACGTTTCTTTATCTTAGATGCTTCTGCTACAGTTTTATTTGTAACTGCTGCAATCTTTTTAACACCACCACCGTAAAGAAAACAGTAGTAAAAACGCTTGGCTAAGTCTCTGCTATCTAACCCTGCTAATGTTTTTGTTTCAGAGTGTATGTCACCATCTAAAACAACTTTAGCATAGTCGCCATTATCATACTTAGCCATGTAGTGAGCCAACATTCTCACCTCTAAACCTGAGACATCAATGCCTACAAGTTTTTTACCAGTTGGAACCGTGAATAATGCTCTACATTCTTTACCATACTGCACACCCACACTTGGAATTTGTGCCATGTTCGGGTACGAGTGTGTTGCACGCGCTGTTACTGTAGAATTAGTATTGCAAGTGCCATGTATTTTATTATTCTTTTCATGTTTTAACCAAGCTTGAGCACCAGTTGCTAATTGTCCTATTCTTTTATCTAATAGAAAATGCTCACATAATATTTTAGCTTCAGGGTATGGTAAACTTTCTAAAATAGTTTCATCTAACTTAGGCTTACCATCATCAGTATAAACTTTAGGTTTCCATCCGTGTATTTTAATTAATCTATCTGCAATATGTTGTCTGCTAGATGGATTAAAGATAATAGTTTTTTCTTTGTAAAACACCTCACCTTTAACATATCCTCTAGCTTTGTTATTTACTTTTGGTATAAAAGGTATGTGTTCTTTTTCAGGTGGAAACATTACTTGTAATTTATATTCTATTTCCATTCTTCTACCATTTAATTCTGAATAAAGTTTTTTAGCTTCTTCAGTATTAA